ACGATGGTTGCGGAACTGGTACGTGCGATCATGGATGTTGCCGGGGACATGTGGTCGGCTGGAATTTATCTGTTTACGGAATTTCTCCAGGCGATGACAGACCATTCAGAAGAAATGGGACAGTCCTTCGGTGAAATGATAAGTAAAATCGGCGAGGCTGTTCAAACAAACTTGCCATTGATTATCCAGGCGGCAAAAGATTTTGTTGCCGGATTCTGCCAGGGGCTGAGTGAAGAGTTTCCTGGTGTTTCTGCTTTGCTGGATGGATTCTTCCAGGGATTTTTAGATACTGCCGGGGAAATTGTACAAGGTGTCGTAGATCTGATTGGAGATATTTTCTCCGTGATCGACAGCCAGGATCCGGCTACCATGGAAGCGATCGGAAAAGCGATCGGAACCATTGCAGCGTCTATTGCGGCACTGAAAGATGCTAAAGATGTTGTAGGATCAGTAAGCAGTCTTTTCTCTATCCTGAAAACATTCAAGGGTGGAGTTTCCGGAATTGTCGGAGTAGTAGGAAAAGCGGTTGAAGGGTTTGCCCTCTGGAAGGGCGGAGCAGGAACCCTGGGAGAAGTAATTGCATTAGAGTTCCCTAAACTGGCTGCCTTTGGAACAAAACTCAGCGGACTTGCTACAACAGCAGGATCCGTGATGACAAAGATCGGATCATTTATCGGCTCTGCGGTCTCTGCGATCGGAGAGTTTTTTGCTACCTTCGGAACAGTCATTGCCGGGGTAGGATCTATCATAGCTGGTGCGATACTTGCGGTCACAAATTTCATTGACATGTTCAAGAACGGATTCAGCATAATAAAAGATATCCTGATGGGAGTTGGAATTACCCTGGCTGCGGTCGGAGCGGTAATTCTGGGAGCACCTGCACTGGTAGCGGCTGCGATTGCTGGAATTGTATTTGCGGTTGCAAATCTGGTTATCGTGATAAAGGAGCATTGGGATCAGATCGTTGAATTTATCCAGCAAATTCCATCAAAAATCGGTGAAATTGTAGATGCCGTGGTTGCCTGGTTCGAGGCTTTGCCTGGACGTATTTCTGAGTTCCTATCTCAGGTTATTTCGGGGATCCAGGAGTGGGGATCTAATTTACTGGAATCTGCATCACAAGTGGTAAGCACTGCGATTGATGCGATCGTGCAATTTTTTACAGATCTTCCATACAAGATCGGCTACGCCCTGGGATTTGTCATCGGGAAGCTGATTGAATTTGGTATAAATGCGGTCAACTGGGTAAAAACGAATGTTCCGATCATCATTGATAACATTGTTACATTTTTCAGTGAATTGCCAGGCAAGATCTGGACATGGCTCACGAATACCTATAACAATTTTGTTACCTGGGGAAGCAACATGCTCCAGAAAGCACGAGAAGCGGCACAGAATGTAATTGATACAGTTGTGACATTCTTCTCCGAATTACCAGGAAAGGTACAGCAATGGCTCCATAACACGCTCCAGAACCTCATTACATGGGGATCTAATATGCTGAGCAATGCCAGAACAGCTGCAAGCAACACGATCGCTACAATCGTGAACTTTTTCTCTCAGCTTCCAGGTAAGATCTGGACATGGCTGTGCAATACAGCATCAAAAGTAGTTTCCTGGGGATCAGATCTGATGTCCAAGGGACGTGAAGCGGCTAATAAGCTGGTAAATGCTGTCCTGAACGGAGTAAGAAACTTACCGTCACAGATGATGTCGGTCGGACGAAATATCGTAACAGGTGTATGGAACGGAATCTGCAATGCGGCTGGATGGTTCAGAAGTCAGGTTAGGAGCTTCTTCTCTGGAATTGTTGACGGAGTAAAAGGTGCTCTCGGAATACATTCTCCATCAAGAGTATTCGCAAAAGAAGTCGGACGATGGATCCCACCTGGCGTTGGTGTTGGTATCGAAGATTCCATGCCGGATCTGGAGAAACAGACGGACAAAGAAATGGAGGCCCTTGCGGATCGGATG